AACTTAACATCTTTTTTCTGGAGTTCTTCCACGATTTCCTTGTCGTCATCCAGATTGATGATGACATTTTCATCTTCCAGAGGATTTCCCTTGCCTGAGGCACGGGCAGTTCCCTTAGCCTGTAAAGTGGCGTTCTTGAATCTCTTATAGGTGACTGAGCCACCTTCAGGGTCTCCACTTCCTCTTCTGTTCTTGATTTTTTCGCTTACGGCAGATACCTGAATATTTTCGATAACACCGCCAAGCACATCTTTTAATTTATCCAGAGTCTCCTGTGATAAATCAGTATAAATGTTTAATGAGTTCTGAGCCATTTTATCTCCTCCTTAAATACTTGCTCTACTTACTGTCTTTTTAACCTTATCTCCAACAGCAACATTTCTAGGTTCTGGCTGTTTTAATCTCTCACTCAACTGCTTCTCAGTAGCCTTGCTCACAGAATTAAAAATCACATCAACCTTGCTCTTAATACTGTCTGCTGTTTCTCTGGAAAAATCGATGATGTCCAGCAAGCCAACATCCATTCCCTTTTCCAAAGCCATTTTTTGAGCCTGAGCCCGAAGTTCATACGCACTCAATTTCGCTTTCGCCTCATCTCTCTCGGCACTGACCTTTTCCATCTCATGTTTAAACTTCTCACTCTCACTCATTTTCGCCAACTTCTCAGCCTCGTTTTTCTCTTCCTGAACCTTGGCTTCATACTCCTTCTGCCATTTTGCCTTGCCCGTCTCTAATGCCTTAGCGACTCTTCTGTCGAACTCGGCCTGATATTCCTTATCAGTCAAAATGTCGTCAAAAGTAATTGGCTCTTCATAAATCTCGCTGTTTTCATCCATGTTCATTCTTTCCTCCTCGCCCGAGTCATTCAATTAAGCCCAACTCGTTCTATCATGAATAAAAGTATCCTGATGGATACTAAGCAACAGACAAGCGGAAGCAAACTCATCTATTGCTTACTACCCATCAGGGTAGTATCGGAAGCACTTTGCCTTCCCTATTTTAATCGCCTTTGCAGGCTTTCCAGATACTTCATTCGCTTGTGGTATCTCCAATCCTTGCTCAATTCCCTATACTCATCAAATGTCTCTGGTAATTCAGCAGGAATCAATTTTCTCATCTGATTAAACTCAGCAACAAGCGAAAAATCCTCATCAATCAGATATGTAACTGTGCTTCTGCACCAATGGAAATGATTGTTGATTGGAGGCAGGTTCTCACCCTGAACCAGACCAAATGTCCTGTATGTAACCTCTCCTCCATCCAACGCACTGTATCTTCTGTAAACATTCTCCCTGTTTACCCAGAATAATTGGCCATCCAGACTTCTGCACATGGGCGTGGTGACCTCATCCACTTCAGCAATAAATCTGACCATCGAATCCTCGCCACCAACTGACACATACACCCTATTGCCAACTTCTCTAGCAACATCGGTAACAACACCACTATATTTGCCTTTGTGGACTCTCAGAAGCCTGTTAGCATATTTATTCACAACATGCCTGAGCCTCTTATCCTCATATCCTTTTGCTCCGAGCAGGCCCTCTAAAACGGCTTGCAACGATTCCCTGCTAAACTCATCTTTCAAGGACTCCATATAATCAGCAAACGTGTCTCCAAGCAGGCACGCATACGTAAGCCCATCAACGAAATCCTCAACAAGCGACTCTTTGCCCTTCTGCCCGCCTAACTCGGAAACGGCCTGTTTCATCATATCTTCTTTTGCTTCGCTAAGAATGACTGCAACCGCATTTTTGATACTCATTCCCCACACCACGCAAATGCCCATGATAAATAACGCAAGGTAATTGCGATAAGTTTTTCTCCTCATCTTCTCTTCCATGCGTTCCCAATTTTCATCTCCAAACACTTCTTCCAATCTGCTTCGCACATATCTTTTCATATTTGGAGAGGCTCTATGATTGATGTTATCTCTATTGATTCCGAACACCAGAACCAGATTGTTTATCTCGTCCAGATTCTTCTCGCAGATTTTCTCGATTTTCGGTTGGCTTCTCCTCAACTCTCTCTCCAGATTCTCCCATCTGCGATTTATCAATTCTTCCCTGTTCATCCATACCACCCTGTGCTTTCATTCTTTCCATGGACATCATCATCTTATCGGCTGACTCATCATCCATCTTTTCTCTTTCAGACAGGTAGTTGTAGCCCAGAGTCTCCACAATCGTCTCATCGGATATTAAATCCCTGAGTTTAATCATCTGGTCAGCCAATTCACTATCATTTGCAGGCAGATTCTTCGGTATGTCAATTTCAATGTCTCTGAAATCAAAATCAGTCTGCTTCTTGATGTTGATTCTTCCGAAAATCAATTCCCATCTTCTTAGCAGAGCCTTCTTTAACTGACTGACTGCCGACACCGTGGCCATATTCATGATGTAGAACTTACGGTCAATCGCACTCGCATTCAAATCAGCACTGTTGAACGCCAAATCTGTCGTGTTCGGAATACCCGCCAATTGAAACATGAGGTCTTGATACATCGTCAATATCGTCTCAACTCCTCCAGAATCAACAGGTTTGCTAATCCAATCAATGTCCCCACCTTCACTCACATAGAATGTTTTGGTCGATAACACGGCGTCATCCTCTTTTGCTCTCGCAGGATTCACGACAACATTGCCATTATCATCCACTACCGTCATCGGATTTTCAGGGGCATAGCCTGATATTTTCAACTTGCAGTCCGTATCATTATATTGGAACGTATTCCGCATATTCTGAATCAACTGCTCGTAAGCACTGATAATATCTTCACAGGTCTCAAATATCGCAAAATCCGTCTCAACTGCAATTGCAGGAACGTCATTCCAATTATGCGACATCTCCTCTGTCAGAACAGCGTCTGTTCCATCATAATCATATATCCTGATACCATTCTTATCGGTCAATTCAACCTTGGTGACGATATTCCCATCAAGGTCTGTTTCTTCCCATGTTCTCACCAGACCTGTCAGGTTAGATGGAATCTTATAATCCCATGTTGCCACAGTCTGAAGCGGGTCGTATTTGGAATAAATGATTTCATTATCCTCGTTCTCATAAACCACCTCATAGCAGGAGGTCAACTCGAAAATATCATGAATCAAATCATACGTTTCCTGACCATCATCATTGTATCCAGATATGTAATCAATCAGGATTTTCATGCCATCGGCATATTCCTCATCTTTCGGTTCTTTATCCAACAGGTTCTTCAGGACTTTGTTCTTCTTCTCATCCTGAGACACCTCAACATTGTATGTCGGCTTGCCTGCGGTATATCCCGTAGCAAGGTCAGTGATGAACTTCTCAAAAGGCAATTTGGTAGATTCTTCATCCCCCGAAAACATTACACGGCTCTGCGAAGCCCCTCTGCTATATTTCTCATGTAGAGCCCTTCTCTTACTCAATATCGGCTGAATCAAATTAAGCAGGTTCTCAATATCATCAACCGAATATTCCTCTAAATCTGCGACCTGAAGCATATCAATTCACCCCCACAACTAAACCTTTTTCAATCAGATAGTCGGCTCTTTCCCGACTCGTCAGGTATTCTTCCCCTTCCATCAGGGTTCTGTCTTCTTGTAAATCTCTGAATCTCTGAACCGCCTTTATCAGCACAACATCTTCATGAATCTTTTCACCTTTGGCTAGGTATTTCACCAGACTGCTCTTTTTTGGCTTGAACTCAACAAACCCGAACTGCCTCTGGAACATCTCTTCCACAACTACATCAGCGTTGGAACAATCGAACTCCAGAACAACGGAATTGCTTCTATTCACCCCGATTTCCTTAAAAACAGGGCAAGGTGTAACCACACAAGGCACACCCCTCATCAATGCCTCAACCACGGAATAGCAATACCCCTCACAATCTGTCAGCGATACAAAATAGTCATACGACTCAAACAACCTGTTCACATCCATCTGTGTAGGCCTATACACTACGCACGGGTGTTTCATTTCCCGATAATCATTCGTATAAATATCCCATTGGTATGCCACATCATTCCTGAGGCAATACTCATCCAAAGCCTTAATCAATTTCAAGATTCTGTCTTTGCCCTTCTCTTTCGTCATTCTCTGAGCAGAACATAACCGAATCATCTTCTTGCTCGGCTTCAGAACAACAGGGTTATAACACAATTCTGCGTCAACCCCCACGAGCCTTTTTAAGCCCTTTTGGGCTGTCTTTGATATAGCAATAATCTTATTCACACGCTCGTCATTTACCACACGAGCGACTTCGCCAACAGATATTAGGCCGCCTTCCACCATTGCTTCATAATCACCATGAGCAACCCAGATAACCTCGTCAGCCTGCACATAATCCAGAATCTCGGTGTTGAAATTAACAAACAACTTCTCACAGGAATACTTCGTTACGCCATCCCATTTAATACACCTGATATTTTCTCTGTATCGAGCAATCTGTCTCTCACTCCCCTGCTTATATAACAGGGTTATGTCATAATCTTTCCCAAACATCTGGGAAATGTAATAATACCAACTTTCTATCCCACCAATATCATTTATCAGGCGAAAATAGAACATGTTTTTATACTTCATAACGGCCTCCGCTCACTCAATACCCACGTATTTGCAATCGTGTAATCCTCCATCATATAACGGCAAGCGTCGATGGAATGATTGTCCTTGTCAGGATATTTGGAGATGAAATTGCCATTCTTATCCATGTCATAAGCATACCCGACAAACTCCCTCGCTGTGTTTGGGCACCGCTTAGGGTCAATCACAATCTGCACCAACTTCTGTAAAAACTTAATCCCATACTCCACTGAGTCGGGGCCTTTTTTCGCTCCCTTGACTCTCAACCCGAGCGATTGCAACTCCGCTATGCTCTTCGGTTCAGCACTGTCGCAGGTGATAAAACCATTTCCAACCTTGACCCGCTTTATCTCATCACATAACTGTCGGTTGCTCATCCCAACTCGGTAAATCTCTCTGAATATCCACAACCTCCGCCTCGTCTTGTCATAATACCCTTGCAGATAACAAGCAGGGTCAACGGCAAACCCGAAGTCAGGGCCATCCA